CTTATTGTTTTCATAGGAAACCAACTAGCCATAACTATATCAGATTTTGTACCTACAGTTCTACTCTTATTTTGTGCAGAACTAAAATACACTAACTGACTTGTATATAAGTTTACCTTCTCTTGTGCTTCAAAGCTACGATAAGGTAAATTAATTAATTTCTGCTCAAACAATGGTCTCATAGCAGTAACACCATAAATTGGGTCATGCTTGTTACTATATGTTTGAGTACCCTCTAAAAATATACCATGCTTACCTGCAAACTCACGAATTGATTGGTCCTGTCTAATTGCTCTTTGAAAACCATTCTCTTCAATAACCCAATGTGCTAATCCATATTTTGTATACCATTTTTTGATAATCTCTAATGCTTGTGGAATACCTCCACCTAAACTGTTTTCCATATCTATCATGTACAGTTTGTCATCACCTTGATGATAACCCCATAAGAAACACGCTTGATATCCTGTAGATGCAGGGTCTAGTCCTGCAATAAGTCGTACATTGTTTGGTATATGTCCTATCTCTCTTTTTTGGTCTCTACATTCCTCTATCTCTACTCTGTCAAATAATGCAAGTCCATCTGGCATAGCTACATTCAAATAAACCATTTCATAAATTGCTCTACCACCTGTAGTTTCTGCTGCTCTCTTTCTGTCCATTAACCATTTGTAAGTTCTCTTCTCACCCCACAACATACACTTTTGATGTTGTTCTTCATCCCAATCAGGTAAGTTACATCCTGTATCATGTGCTTCTTCTACGATTGTTTTCCAAGATTCGTTTTCTAATAGATGTGAATATAAATCATCATAATGCTGTCGTGAACCAATAACGACCATAGCAGTATGTTCCTCTTTACGACTACCTAGTGTTGTTGTCCACCAGTTTCTTGTGTTCTCTCTTGATGCAGGTTGCATTGTAGAACTGTGGTCTTCAATGTCATCAGCAATAATAATATCGCAGTCTCTGGAAAGTATCTTACCACCTCTACCAATACCTACCATTGTAGGAGATTTGATACCTGTTACTGTTCTAGTACCTACAGTAAAACCATTTTGAGACCAGGCTTTACCACTTCTGTTTTGTGGTTTAAATTTTGGTCCAGGTCCACATATCTCTTCTATTAATAATTCATTATTTTCTAATTGGTCAATAACAGAGCTAACTGCATTCTTTGCAATGTCTTCGTTACCACCTACCCATAAAATTCTTATGTTAGGGTTTTTACATATAAGCCATACAACAAAGTGAATTAATAAGTCTGTCTTACCATGTCGTGGTGGACTTAATATCATTTGTTGGTCTCCATTATCTATGGCTTCCATAATTGAGTTTATCCACTTTTCGTGGAAGTCTGCTGTCTGATACGCAGCACCTGTTTCTGTTTGAAAATATCTATCTCTAAAATCTGAAAACTCTGTTAGTGCAACTTCTGCAACTTGTGGTAGTTCCCAGTTTTCTTGTTGTGATTCATTTTCTAAATCTTCTAAATACGCATTATATGCCATAGATACAGAAGCTACAGATGTCTCTAATATCTTTGCTACTTCTGACCTAGTAATCTTTTTAGCCATAATGTCTTTGCCAAGACCTGACTCAACTAAATCTGTATAAACTTTACCACGCCTACTTTGTACATTTGTCTGGCTAGGTATATTTAGGACATCATCTTCTTGACTCCATTCAATACCTTTTTTCTTTGCCCTTTTCTTTTGTTGTGCAATTCTGTTATGACATCTATCGCTACAATATTTTGACCTACCTTTAGGTAAAGGTCTATGGCAACCTCCTGCATAACATAATCTATTTGGCATAATTTCTACACTCTTTGTTCTTGCACTTCATATCGTTCTTGACTTCCAAGACAACGCCACATGAAGGACATTTAATACTAATATTCAAACTAAGTCTTTTTTATTTTTTTGACTTTGCCATTAACTGTTCTGGCATACTTATGTGTTTTTGTTTCTCTAATAAGAGTTCCATAATGTCTCTTATCACCCCACATCCAACTAACTTGTTTTGCCATAATTACCACATTCTACAAGACCAGTATCTAGCTGTAGTCTTGTCCTTTGCTGTATCACATTTATGTCTAGCTCTAAATGATTTTCTAGCTTCTGGGTTATCTTTTCTGATTTCCATATTTGGGTCCAAACATAACCTTTTTTACTCTATCACCATCTTTAACATAGACTTTAAATTTTTTACGACCATACCCAGGTTCACCTTTTTGAATCCTAGAAGGACTATCTAACTTAACTGACTTACCTTGGTACTCTGCCATATTATTTTTTCTTTTTAGCTGTTTTTCTCTTAGTAGCTTTTTTCATCCCTTTTGGGTAACCTATACCTTTTGGCATTTTACTCTCCTATATATTTCTACCATCATAACACAAAACGCCACACATGGTGGCGTTCTGTCGTACAGTCTGTCCATTTACTGTTTTAAGTTAGTTTAGGCAGTTGTTTTACCATCACTTATGGGTAGGTCTTGCAACCCTTTTCCTTATCCTTTGTAGGTCCTCGCACCTAATCCTAACTTTATGAAAGAAAATGAATTAACTTAAATCAACACACAAATTGTCTATATGATTTTCAGCTTTTTCTTTTTCTAATTGTGTACCCCTACACAATACCTAAGACTTTCTTAGGTGTAACCAATATAATATTGTTTGTAAATTAAGTGTGAAAAAAATTTTTTTTTATTCTTCCTCTTTACAAATCTCACAACAGTTAGAACAAACTCCATTAAATAGTTCATCCTCCCAGTAAGGTGCATAACACTTATCACAATCTTGTACGAATATATCCATCAGGTTATAGTAACAGCTTCACCCTCACTTGCGTGAGGGCTAGACTGAACAAACAATAAGGAGGTTTCCTTATAAGTTACGAATGTAACCTAAGAAGTATATCACATCTATAAATTATGCAAATGAAATTTATGGGGTTGCATGAATATTCGTAGGCGAAAGGAGGAAACTCCTACTATACACAACCCCATAAATAAATACTACCATTTAATTCTATGGTATGATACAATCTGTAACACAAGCAAGAGGTTCTTCCTGCTTTTAGAAAAGGACCTTTGACCATATTGTATTCAATAAAGTGGACTAGCAGGACCATGGTAACTAGCGTAATAGGCTATTACTCCACATATTGATAATGCTACTAAACATTTAGTCATTCTGGTTGGGTTGGGAGTGGCACAGGGTTAGAACCACTCAACTCTCAACTTCTAAGTGATTATATATACTCACTTAGAAATATTACCTTATAAGGTACACCACTATATATAGTACCACTACATCTTGTACCACATTATATAGGGGTGTTTTACTAGCATATTTAACAGCATATTTCTTGGGGGTACACATCACATCACATGGGGGTCAACATTAAACCCCCCCAAAACAACGCAACATAATATATATTATAGGACAATGGTATATGCGTAATTATTGGGTTTAGTATCAAGCTAGTGAGGTCATAATTATATCAATATAGAGGACAATGTACTATTTTTAAACTTAATCTAGGAGAGGATAGCTTGTTAAGATTATTTTAAAAATACTCCACATTAAAATATATAATCTGTATACTGGTGGTAACAAAACAATGGAGGTAAAAAATGAATAGCTTGAATGGAAAAATCCATCAAACTGGATTAGGTAGAAGAGGAAATTTACAAGATGTAAATTTTCAATATAAAGATAATGAGTTGCTTATTAATTTTGGAAGAGTTAATAAAGCAGTTGTTAAAACTGTAAATGATAAGGAATTAGCTAGATTAATACATGGACTTAAATTAATTAAAGCTAAGTTAAAGTTTGAGCAAGAACTCAATAACAAATAAAATAAAACAATGGAGGAAACAAATGAAATATGTAGCTACTTTTAGATTCACAGAAGCGTGGTTTACTCAACACTCTTTTAATAAAGAAATTCAGAGTGATACGCTGAATTTAAAACAACTAAAACAAACAATAGAAAATGAAATAATAAATAATAATGAGCCATATAGATTAATTAAATTAGTGGAGGTAAACTAAAATGAATTGTATACAATGCAAAAAAGAAATGGATTCTTTAGGATATTTTCAAGGATTCGAAACATGCTTGAAATGTACTAAAAAGAATCATAGAGAATTTAAGAAAAGAGGTTATTAATATGCCAAACTATTATCCCGATATCCATGTAGAGCGTTGCAATAATTTAAATTGTAATAAGCCAGTTGATAGAGGATTAGGAGTAAATAAAAAGACTGGTATAAAATACCTAACATATTTGGAGTATTGTAAAGAGCATAATAATTAAATAAATAACTCATAGACTAAGAGAACTCCTGGACTAACCTCCAGGAGTTTTTTTATATATAGGTTAAATTTTTAAAAGTCTTCCCCTATATAGTAAATATGAATAAAGAAGAAAAAGAAAGAGCAATAAGAGAATTAGAAAATATCTTAGAGCAAAATGAATTGAGATATCAAAACAATCTTAGAGCTATTGAAACAACTAGAAGACAGACAGCAGAGCAGATTAATAAAATTATTTGCATGTTAGAAGATTGAAGATAGTCCTATAAGAACGATAGAGCCATTCTAAGAGGACTATAATCATTCTTGTATTGTCTACCATAGTTGTCATATAAGAGCGA